TAATTGGTCTTTATTATATTGAGATGTGCTACTCTTTCTATTAATTAGACCTTCAATATCTTTTAATGATTTACCAATATCATTGTTCATAATTTGAATATAGAATAAACTAATCTCATCATTAAGTAGATCAGCAGTTTTAATCATATAACAACCTTCATCATTTAACTCTGATTTCATTATAATCTTTTGAAATTCTGGAGAAATAAACATTTCTGCATCTTCTTCAGAATTTATTAAATAGTTTTTACCACTTTTATCTATTACTATAAATTCAGTAATAAAATTATCTAAATCATTATCAATACCAGAATCATCAGAATCCATTCCAGTAATATAATCATCTTCACTCTTAGATTGAATATTATTTCGATCTATCATAATATATTCAGCTGTAGCTTCAGGTAACATAAATATCTTATTAATATTAATTCCGAAGAATTTATTAAATGCTTTACTCCAATGATATTTTTCTACCACAGTTTCTAATAAATGTTTAGCTGATAACTGTTTTTGTGTTAATTGAGAAGTTAATATTTCTGCAGCAATCTTTCCTACTTTAATATTTACATTTACATAGGCAAGATCACCATAACATCTAAAACATATTCCATGCCCATGTGCTGCTGATTCACATGTCATAGGAGAATACATTAAAATTGTTGTTCCAATAAGATAATGATCATCTGGACCAACTAAATTATCAACTCCATCTGGATCTAATTTATAATATCTACCAACTATTCTTTGTAAAAACTTTTCATTTTCAACTGTAAATACTTGATAGTTGTTTGTATTACATTTATATGTAGGATCAGGATTTATAAAAGAATCCATATTATTTATACCAAGAATTCTAGCAAAATTACCACTAGTACCTACATTCTTTTTAGTTTGAATTTGTGCTACTCTAGAAGATGCAGAATCTACAAATTGATCTGCAACATGTCTTAATCCTGCATTAATATAAGAAGTATCTATAATGTGGGGATGAACACCACCACTACCATCAGGTTTAGAACCAATATGAAGAGCAAATTCTTTATACTGACGTTTATTAATTCCTTCATTAGCATCGAAAGCATATTTCAAACAATGTTCATACCCTAGAACTTGTTCAGATTCATTAGTTATTATATCAATAACTCTATTAGTATATTTCATACCATCATCTTTTACATCTTCAATTCTAGAATTCTCTAATGAAATATGTAAAAGGTCATTAAATTCTGGAATTTTATTCATTAATTCTATATTATCTTTAAGATTAATAGTTCCTGATAAATAGAATGAAAAATTATCTATATCAGAAAATCTAAATAAGGTATCATCAATTATATTATTAATTTCAATTGGTGAAAATCTTTTTCTGTTTAAAACAATATATTTATCTAAATATTCTTTAATAGCTTTTTGAGTAATAGATTTAGGAAAGAATAAAGCCATTCCATTTAATTCTAAACCACTACGTATTACAATAAACCAAAGCATTATATTAAAATATAAATCAAAGATAGATAAATTAACAATGTCACCATTACCAAAATCTACAGTAATTTTATATCTATGAACTTCTTCTAATTCTATTCCATCTTTTAAAATATTAATTAATCCTTCATAATAGTCTAACCAATTATAAATATTAATATCTTTAGTATGAATAGTCATAGTCTTATTAAGTACTAATTCCTGAAATACATAATAGTTTTGTAAGTTGTTTAGCATTTAATTATTCCTCCCATAATTGTTATAAAATAAAAATAGATTTAAATTAGTCCGACTGAATATTCAGTCGGATAATAATTATTAATAATAAGTTAAACCAATAATCACTTTCGATTATATAATATATTCTTGAAATAAAGTTTAGATAAAAAGAAATGGAGTACCAATAATGGTACTCCACTAAAAGTCTTATAAAATTTTGAAAGATGTGAGAATTTCAAATATAAGAAAGTCAAAAACAAAATAAAAAATTAATCGTTATCAGTACCTTTAAAGGTAGTCTTAGTGTAATAAGTAGGATTAGATTTCAAAATAGCTTTCTGTGCTTTAATAACATCACGTTTTACAGCATTACCATAGCGTTTAACAATGTTAGCAATAGCAGTCTTTTTCATCCAATGAGCTTTCTTTAACTTCTTCCAATCGGCAGAGTTTTGCTCTTTAGCTTTTTGCATAGCAGCAAGTGTTACACGACGAGCATAATCGTCGCTTCTGGACAATCTTACAATAGTCCTACGGTTAACAGCCTTAGCTTCTACTAAAGCTTTAACTTCAGCAGATTCAAGGTATTCTTTACGGGATTCATCGTCCATGTGCATGGCTTGATCGATGAACATAGTTTCGAACAATTCTTGCTGATTATCGATACCATCTAATTCTGGTGTTCTAATTTCGTCAGACAAAATGTTCACCTCCAAAATAATTTTTTAAATTTTTTAAATACATAGTTTTTTGGTTGTACAACCACAAAAATAGATTTGTAGTTTTATCTAAATGTTTATATGTTTATATAAATAAATAATCTAATTAGTACAGTTTAATACTAGAATAAGAAAGGAGATTTAGTAAAAATATGGAAAGTGTAGATAAAAAAGAATCATTTAAAGAATTAAAAATTATTCATCCAGATGATCTATCTCAAGAATTAGCATTTGACAGTTATAAACAACAAATGACTAGAATTATGAGATTTTTATTTCCTCAATTAAGTTATAGTGAATTAGATAGAGCAATAAATTGGTCTATTAATAAACGAGTTCAAAATAATGATATTTATATTAATGATAATTATAGAGAAATAAATACAAATACTTCTACTATAGCTATGGTTAATTATATTTTAAGTAGAAAACCAATTTTAACATCTTTTGGATGTTTGTTTTCTCAACACGGAGATGTTCCAAATCCGTTATACCAATTAATTCAAGAATTTGCTGATAGACGTGATAATTATAAAAAAGAAATGTTTAAATATGATAAAGGTTCTGAATTATATAATAGATATAATTTATTACAATTAGTAAGTAAGGTGGACACAAATGCCATATATGGTTGTTTAGGTGCACCTTCATCAATATTCTATAATATATATGTAGCATCTTCTATAACTAGACAAGGAAGATCTTCTATATCAGCAGCATTAATGTTATTTGAATCACTATTAGCAAATAATGTAAAATTTGGATCTTTAGATGAAATAATGGTATTTATAGATAATGTAATTAATGAAACACAATTAAGAAAATATAATGATAATGAAATTTTAGATTCGGATATACCAGTAGAATTAGTATTTAATAAATTAATTTTAACATGTGGATATGATTGTTATATTCCATCATTAGATGAAGCTACTATATTATGGGATGTTTTAAATAAAATTAAACAAACAGATTTAAATAGAATATATTATAAAAATAATATGTTTGAATTCTTTGAAAATGAAGTTCCATTAACAATATTAAAAGATATTTTAGGAACGTTAGAATCACCATTTCTTGATCCTAATCATGCTCCAAGTAATGTAGAATTACAATTAGATGCATTAACAGATCTTGTAAAAGAATTTGTATATTATCAATATCAAGTTATTGATAAAATAGAAAGAGTAGAGAAACTTATTAGAGAAGTTGTAGTTGTAGTAGATACAGATTCATGTATGATTAATCTTAATCCATGGTATAAGTTCATAGAAGATAAAGTAAAAAATTGTAATTTTAAGATTAAGAATTATAATATAAATGCTGTCGATATTCTTGATAGTAATGATATGAATCATATTAATAATATGGAAGAATCTGATACTGAATTTGTTTATGATTTTGAAAATGAACAAATTGTAGAACAAAAAAGATTAATCAATCCAATAATAATTATTCCAGAAGACGGATTAAGACATTCTATTATAAATATAATGGTATATATGATAACTAAAATACTTAGAGTATATTTTGATAGAGTTAGTATGCTTCATAATACATTAAATGATAATCATCCAAAAAGTTTAATGATTATGAAAAATGAATTTTTGTTTAAATATATTTTATTAACACTAGTTAAAAAACATTATGCATCACATGTAGAAATTCAAGAAGGACATGTAATACCTGACAATATAGATACCAAGCTAGATATTAAAGGACTTGAAATTGATAAAACTACACTTCCAGAAACAACGCGTAATCAGCTTAAAAAGATATTATATGAAGATATATTAAATGTAGAAGACGTAAATCAGTTAAAAATATTAAGTGATATAGCAATATTAGAAAGAAAAATAATAGATAGTATTATGAATGGTAGTATTGAATATTATAAACCAGTAAGAATTAAGTCTATTGATAATTATGAAGCACCAGAACGTATACAAGGTGTAAAAGGAGCTATAATATATAATGCATTAAAAGATGATTCAGAACCAGCAATTAATCTTAATCAACAAAATTCACTATTAATCATTAAAACTAGAATTAATTTACATATTTTAGAAGATTCTAAATTAAAAAATATAAATCCAAGTAAATATAATAAATTTCAAAATATCATAATAAATAATGAATATAATTTATTTACTGCTACTAAGTCTAATCCAAATACAAGAGAAATAAATTCTATAGCAATACCTGATAATATTTCAGTACCGAAATGGATATTAGAATTTATTGACTATAACACAATTATTAGGGATAATATAAGTTCATTCCCTATAGAATCTGTAGGATTTACTAAATTAAATACCAAGAGTGCATATAGTGGTATTTTACAGTTGTAAGGAGTTTTATTTAAAATGAATGAAGATATTTTTAATGAGATTAAAGATGAATTAGAATATTTTAAAAATTTAAATATTGATTCTGATTATAAAAATGAAGATAAAGAAAAGTGTTCTAAATTATATGAGTTCTTTCATAAAATATTATTTCCTAATAATAATTTTATAGGAAATACTAATCCTGAAGAATTTGATAAACTTATAAGTTTATTCTACCAGACTAATAAAATAGAAATACATATTAAGAAAAGATTTGAATATGAATCTTTAGTAGATGTATCAGTGTTTATTCCTACTCAAAAAGGATATCTTGGGATTGTTATAGATTCTACTGATTATATTTTATATAAACCATTAATACCCCATAATTTAGAAAAATAAATATAGGTGGTCTATATATTAGACCACCTATAAATTTTTATTAATTAGATATTATATACATGAATTAAATAATCATAATGAGGAGGATTATTAATGAGAAGTTTTAAAGAAGTTGAATTAATTAATGATGGTAATATCACAATGTATGATATTTATTCCATCACTAGACCAGATATTGATAAGTGTTATGATGAGATAACACATTATGATGCAAGATTTATTATTAAGGAACCATCCGGTAAAGAACGTAGACTCATCAGTATCAAAGGTGATACATATGCAAGACCATTGCATGAATTAAAATTATCCGCAAGAGATAAAGAAATTGAAAATTATATTAATGGTATAGGACCTAAACCTCATAAATTTAGTAAAGCAGAACTTAATTGTCATGAAGGTGAAATAATTAATGGATTTAATTGTAATGAAAGAATTAATGGTTTTAGAGTATACACACCGTTAGCTATTAAAAATTCATTTAAACCTGGAACTGTAGTATTTGGTATATCTGGATATTTAAAAGATAAAGATATAAAAAAATTATATAATTGGAAATGGAAAAGT